GTGATATACAAAATGAAATAATTAATGATACAAAAAAAGAGGCAATGGATTTTATAAATAATTTAAAAAAATAAAAAAAGGAAGTGATGATATTATAAAAGAAACGGAGATACGTTGTGCGAATTGCAACCGAAAATTATTTATTGGGAATGTAGGATTTGATATATTTGGAAAATCTAAAATAATTGAGATTAAATGTCCTCGTTGTGGTATAATTAATATTATTAGTTGTAGGATAGAGGAAAAGGTGATTGTGAGATTAAAGGAATGAAAAATATTGAGATTAACGAAGTAGAAAAAAATTTCTTGGAAGCTGGTATTGCAATTAAAAAATCACTATTAACATCCGAAGAGATAAAGGAGATATGTCATTTAGTTTCAAAGGCGCATAAAGATAAGGAGGTAAATATGCCAGTAGCAAAAGATATTGAATTAATAGAAATATATAAGAATTTGAATTTTAGATTTAGGGTTGAAGAAGAATATTATGATTTAATAATGAATCCTATAAATGAAGCATTTCAAGGTGGTATCATTATTACAGAGGATAATAAAAGAATATTACCAGTGAGAATTTTCAAAAATATTCAATTTAGTAATGGTGAAGAATATAAAATAACAGAATGTAATATAGAATATCAAAGCGGATATATTATAATGTCATTAGATATACGATTTACAGGATGTATAGTAGATAATAATATGAGAGTAAAGGAATGAAATTATTAGACAAGCCAAGAAATATAAAAATAATTAAACGAAGGACGAAGGAAAAGGTTTATCTTTATCATATTGATTGGTTTAAAGTTGTAAATGGGAAAGTTTTTGCTATCAATATGGTTAAGATGAAATATAATTAAAATTGTGATATAATAAAAAGGAATATATTAAAAACTAAATAACTGAGAGCTACCCGATAGCCAGTCTTAAAAGCAGAAATTGCTTTTATAGTCTGGCTATTTTTTTTAGGAAGGAAAAATTATGGAAGTAATATTTGAAGCACTAATAAAAAAAATGGAACAGAAATCTTTAGTATCGCTTGATAAAGAATGTAGACTAACTCTACAGTTTCAAGCTGATGATGATATTATTGATAAAATAAATAGATTGCATAAACCAGATGAATTGGTAAATATAACGATAAGTAAAATTGAGGGATAAGTTTATGTCAGATAAAAGAGAAGTAAATAATAGAATTGCAATTATCTCTAATCAACTTCTTAGTGAATTAACTAATCAAGAAATACTTCATAATGCTTCACAAAATTGGGGTATTTCAGATAGACAGACTCAAACATATATAAAACGTTGCTATGATTTATGGCATAAAGATTTTGAGAAAAAAAGAAAAAGAAATTTAGATTATCATTTAGCTAAACGAGCAGATTTATATAAACAAGCATATAATAAAAAACAATGGAATATTTGTTTAGAAATTATTAGAGATGAAGCTAAACTGATGGGGATATATCCTGCAGAAAAACATGATATAGAATTAACCAAAAAAATTATTATTATCGGCAAAAAGAAAGATGATAATGAAGAAGAATGCAAGAAACTATAATTGATTTAAGACAATTTGAAAATGTATTAAACCCAATTTATATTCCTTATCTCTATGATCATAAAAGATATTTAATTTTATATGGTGGAGCGGGGGCCGGTAAATCTCATTTTGCCTGTCAGAAAATATTATATCGAATCATAAATGAATTGGATCATCGTTTTTTAATTATTAGAAAAGTTAAAGATACTATAAGAGCTTCAGTATTTCAGTTGTTTAAAGATTACATCGTTAAATGGGACTTATGGAATGAATTTAAAATTAACGAAACCAATATGACCATTATCTTTAAGGGTAATGGCAATATGATATTATTCGCTGGAGTTGATGACCCAGAAAAATTAAAATCTATTGAACGTATAACTGGGATATGGGTTGAAGAAGCCAATGAATTATATTTAGAAGACTTTCAAGAATTAGATAGAAGATTAAGGGGAATCTTCCATGTCTATATGCAGATTATCTTGACCTATAATCCGATATTAAAGACTAACTGGACTTATCCGAGATTCTTTTCTGGCTTGACTGAAGAAGAATTAGAAGATATTACTTCGTTAAAAACCACTTATAAAGATAATGTTTTTATAAAAGAGGATTTAGCCTATAAAAAATTGTTAGAAAGTTATACCGGCAATATGCGAACCGTATTTACTTTAGGCGAATATGGAATGCTAGAGAATGCTATTTATACTAACTGGGCAATGATTGATGATGATAAATTCCCGGACGAGGAGGCAATTTGCGGTCTTGACTTTGGATTTATTAATCCTAATTGTTTATTGAAAATTGTTGTAGATATAGAAAGAAAAGAAATTTATGTAGATGAGTTGATTTATAAAAGGCGACAGATTATACCAGAATTGATTGATGAAATGAAAAAATTGAATTTACAAAATGTTAAAATTATAGCTGATAGCGAAGCTCCTGAAAAGGTAGAGGAAATAAAAAGAGATGGCTTTACCTATATTGAGGGGGCAAAGAAAGAAAAGGGTTCGGTTAAGGCAGGGATTGATTATATACAGCAGTTTAAAATGTATATAACCAGAAGAAGTGTAAATGTAAAGAAGGAAGTAGAAAGCTATCAGAGAAGAAAAGATAAGGAAGGCAATATATTAGAAGAGCCAGAGAAAGGTCTTGATCATGCAATGGATTGTATCCGTTATGTAATGTATACGGTTTATTATATTTTAGAGCCAGAGGTTTCAATTGAAGGGCAATCCGCAGGAAGGAGAGTAACTGCTGATCAAAACTGGTAAACTTGAAAAAATAATAAAACTTGATATAATAATATTATGCCCAATCCTGCTAAAGAAAATAATGAAAAGAAAAGAAAAAATAAAAAGATAAAAACCATAAAGTCAATACTTAATCCTGAAGATACTTTCTTTTATTATAAGGGCAAACATATCGGAACATTGAAAATAAGCGATAAAGAAGGAAAATTGGGGATTAGTTTTAAGTTTGAAAATTCGGACAAAAAATAAAATTTGACAAAGAATAATTTTTAGGTTATCATAAATGTAATTAAATATCTGAGAGCTCCTAGAGAGCCAGTTTACAGAATGTAAAAAGCATTCTTGACTGGCTCTTTTTTTATTTTGAAAGGGATTATGAAAATAAAAGATATTTTCCAAGATGCTATAAAAAAATTATCTAAAGCACCAATGGGAGAAATGTCCAAATCGGGAACAGATATTTGGGGTGCTCGTAATTTAACTGTTTACAATCCCGATGATCTTGCAGGGAAAAAAGGTCTTGATATCTATCGAACTATGCAACAACGGGATGGCCAAATAAAAGCTGTCTTTTTATTAAAAAAACATGCTAGGTTATCTACTCCCTGGAGTATTAGACCAGAAGACGAGAATGATAAAGATGCTATAAATCAATCTAATTTTATAAAACATTGCTTTTCAGAAATGAAAGGTAATATTAACAATTCTTTGCTAAAAATTTGGAATGCTATGCGAGATGGATATAGTGTAGCTGAGATTAATTATAAGATTATTCCCAGTGGTGAATTTGCTGGAATGATTGGGATTGATAATATTAAGATACGAAAAGCCAAAAATTATATGTTTGAGTGCGATGAGTTCGGCAATATAAAAGAAAATGGATTAGTTGAAGCAGGCAATAAACATTTATCTATTAATAAATTTATTCTCTTTACTTACAATCCCAATGATGATGATTCGGATAGTATATATGGCGAATCAGATTTTAGGGCGGCTTATCGTTATTATTTTTCTAATGATATCATTCAAAGATTTTGGAATATCTATTTAGAAAAGTTTGGTCAACCTACAGTAATTGGTCGTTATCCTACTGGAACGCCAAAACTCAAACAAGATGAATATTTAGAAATATTAAAGAACATACAAACTAATACTGCAATTACTATGCCGGTAGGTTTAGAGGCCGAACTTTTAGAGGCTACCAGGAGAGGGGATGCAGGTTATAAAGAAGCCTTTGATTGTAATAATAATATGATAGCCAGATCCTTGTTAGTGGGAAGTCTAATTATGGATACTGGGGAACAACAGGGATCATATGCTTTATCGAAAACCCATTTTGATATTTTTATTTATATACTTGATTATTTAGGTTTAGAAACTGAGGATACTATAATCCGGGAACAGATTATAAAAAGATTGATAGATTTTAACTTCCCTCAACCTAAATATCCTTATTTTAAATTTGAATCTCTAATTAAAGAAGACCAGAAAGCTAAAGCTGAAATTGCCAAGACATTAGTTTATGCAGGATTAATTAATCCAGAAGAGGAATGGGTCCGGGAATTTTTGAAGATCCCCGCCAAAGAAGAGGGGATAGTTTTACCTAAACCTAATCCGAGACCTGGGGAGGAAAGTATTTATAACAAAACATACTTCAGGGCCCCGAGTAAGACTATAAATTATCAAATTAAACTATCCAGACAACCTAATCAATATGAAAAGAAATGTAATTTTACTAGGATAGTTAAGAATTTAGATGAATGGGAAGCAAAATGCAAGGAAGAACTTATTGAGATTATAGAATGGCAAAAGGAAAATCTTAAAAGAGATATTTTAAAGAAAAGAATTATTGAAGACAAATCAATAAATCAGATTGAAAAATTGCAGTTAAATTATGTGGGAGATTTTAAAAACAAAATTCAAGATTGGTTAAAGGAAATTTGGCAATATGGAAAGCAGGAAGTAAATAGCGAATTAGGTAAGATGAAATTTATTGATATCATTCCTGGGTTGCCACCTACAAAGGCTTTACAATATCTGAATAATAAATCTTTTTGGATTGCTGGAGTAACGAGAGATGCCATATTGAATGATGCCAAAGGAATTTTATATACCGGGATGAAGAATGGTTCGTCTACCTCAGAAATTATGTTTTTATTGGATCAATTTTTTAAAAAATTTATAGGCACAGCAGGAGTGGAAACTAAAGAAGGGAAATTATTGACCCCTTGGCATCTTGAGAATATAGTCAGGACTAATTTTAATGATGCTTATAATCAAGGTAGACAAAATATGATGGATGATCCTGAGGTGAAAGATATAATGGCTGGGGAAATGTTTTCGGCCATAATGGATGATCGAACCACTGAAATTTGTCAAGCTCTTGACGGTCAAGTATTTATATATGGTGATCCTGATATAGCAAGATATACTCCACCATTACATTATGGATGTCGTTCACAATTAATTCCAGTAACCAAATATGAACAATTTGAGGCGATTAAACCTGAATTAAAAGCTAAGACTTTACCGATGAAAGGTAAGGATTTTATAGAAACGAAAGAAGGAGATGATTAATTTATGCCTTATAAATATCCGAGTAATATTGCAGAAGGGATAAAGGGTTTGCCTGCCGAAGCACAGAAGACCTGGATTGATATTTTCAATTCAGCCTGGGAACAGTATAAGGACAGAGATGATCAAGAGGCTTTAGCCAATGCTACTGCTTGGGCTGGATTAAAACGAGCGGGTTGGAAAAAGGATAAAGATGGTAATTGGGTTAAAACTGCTGAACAAGGAAACTTAACCACTATGGAATTGGCAATGTGGGAATCCTATTCCCAAACTTATGAACTTAGGGATATTGAAGTTTTTTCTACTGGGGAATGGAACAAAAATAAAATCACTGATGAGGATCTTGATAATATCGTAAATGGCACTAATGAAATAATTGATCAATTAAAACCCAAAGTAAAACTGGGACATGATGACAAACAGAAACTTTTACAAGCCTCAGGTCTACCTGCTGGTGGCTGGATTACCAAATTAAAGAAAGTAGGTAATAAAATATTAGTCGACATTAAAGAAGTGCCTAAGGTCTTATATGAATTAGTTAAAAATGGAGCATATAAGAGAGTATCCAGTGAGATTTTATATGATTATACCGAACCTAGCACTAAGAAAAGATATGCGAAGGTTCTTTCAGCAATAGCCTTTTTAGGTGGAGATTTACCGGCAGTAACTAATCTAAAGGATATTGCTGCCTTATATGATGATGTAAATGAGGAAGCTACTTTAATAATATATGAAAAAAAATCGACTAAAAAAGTCGAAATTAATAAGAAAGGAGTTGAATACATTATGGCTAACGGTGTTAAAGTTACTGAGTTTGAAAACAAGAAGTTCGTTGCGGTGGAAGATTTTGAGAGATTAGAAAAGGAAGCAGGGGATAATAAAGATTATAAGGTTAAATTTGAAGCCGAAGAGAAAAAAGCCAAAGATGCAGAAGAACAGATGAATAAAATCTCTAAGGAAAAAAGAGAAGCCGAAATTAAAACCTTTATTGATACCCACTGCTCCGAAAAAGACATGCGGTTTCTACCTAAACAAAAAGAAGTTTTGATGACTCTTATAGGGTCCACTTCTGATGAAAAGAAGATCAAGTTTATGGTAGATAGCAAAGAAATTGAACTTTCACAGCGAGAACTACTGGAGAAATTTATCGAACTTCAACCTAATTTCTCTGACAAAATTTTCGCTGAATTAAGCAAGGGTGGAGAAAAAGAAGAAGAAGGCAAAGATAAATTAACTCCAGAAGAAAAGAAGGTCCAGAAGTACATGGATGAGCATAAAGACGTATCCTATCGAGATGCTGTCTTAGCCGTTCTGGAGTCTACTGAAGAAAAGAAAAAATAATCTAATAAAATAAAAAACGAAAAGAGGTGTTAAATATGTCTCAGGCTGTTGGAGCTTTAGATATAACTCTTAAAGCTGGTGAAGCCTTAACTGCTAAGCAATATTATTTTGTAAAACTCGATGTCAATGGCGATGTTGTCGCTTGTGGTTTAAATGGAGTATCTATTGGAATACTGCAAAATATACCTGCAATTGGAAGGGCTGCCAGGGTAAGAATATTAGGTACGAGTAAATTAGTAATGGGTGAAGCTTGTGATGAAGGAGAAGCATTAACTTCTACTGCTACCGGAGTCGGTGAAGTAGTGGATGCTGCCGATGAGTATGCTGGGGCAATAGCTCTGGAAGCTGCTGGTGCAATAGATGAAATAATTGAAGTTTTAATAACTCACATGTATTCTCCTGTTTCTCATGCTGGATAATAAATAATTTATAAAAGAATCGAGGTGAAATTAAATGCCAGAACCGGAAAATGTTCATAAAGATCAAATATTAACTAATATTTCCATAATGTACCGTAATGCGGCCTATGTTGGAACAGAATTAATGCCAATTGTGGGAGTTAAAAAGAAATCGGACATATATTATATATATGATGATAAAGCTGATCGGTTTAGGATTCCCAAAACTTTGAGGGCTCCTAGATCCGAATCAAGAACTGTGGATTGGAAAGTAACCACTGATGGTTATGTGTGCGATGAGCATGCCTTAAATGATTTAATTGATGATATAGAAAGAGATAACGCTGATAGCCCTCTAAATCTTGAAGTAGATACCGTAGAATTTATAACTGATATCCTTCAATTAGGCTTGGAGATGAGGATCAAAGATATATTAGAGGCAAACTTATCAGCCAATGCTCCATCTATTAAATGGGATGTTTATACTGACGGTTCTAATCCTATAGGAGATATTGAAACCGGTAAAGATGCCATACATTCGGTAATCTTTAAAGAACCCAATGTATTGCTATTAGGAAAGGCTGTTTACGATAAGTTGAAACACCATCCCAATATTTTGGATCGGATTAAATACGTTCAAAAAGGCGTAGTTACTCCTGATCTTATGGCCAGTGTATTTGAAATAGAAAAGGTAATAGTCGGTAAAGCTGGTTATAATACAGCCAAAGAAGGGAAGCCTGAAGTTTTATCTTATCTCTGGGGTAAAAATGCCATATTGGCCTATGTAGAACCTAAACCTGGAATAAAGAAATTCTCTTTAGGTTATACCTTCCAATCTCAACCGTTTCAAACCAGAAGGGCAAGGATAGAAGTAAAACACAGTGATTGGTTTGAAGTGGGTGACATAGAAACTGAAAAAATGGTTTGTGTTGCTTGTGGATATAGGATATCCCCGGCTATAACTTAATAAATAAAATTAGAGGGAGAGGATTCGATATTCTCTCCCTCTAATAACAAAGGAGTAATAAATGGCTTTTTGTGAAGGCACTGATGTATTGACAAATTTAAATATGGGTGTGACCGAAGTACCTGCTTTATTATTAGCCAAAGCTATTATTAAAGCTGATGCAGAAATAAGGGTAGCTTTTTCATCTGATCTGTTGGCTGCAATTGACGCTTTAGAGACTACCCCGGCTATCATAAAATCTTTAGCTGAGGATATGGCCTCTTATTTTGTGATGAGAGATTTATATTCGGGAAAATCACCAAGCGTAAATAACTGGCTTGAAAAATATAAAGAAGCAGAAAAGACTTTAAAAGATATTGCTGAAGGCACAAAACAGATTGAAGGTATTACTGTAGATGTAGGGTCGATTCAATCTACTACTAAAGATTATAAAAGGACCTTTGATGAGAGGGACGAAACCTGCTGGGGAATTGATTCTGGTAAAATAGAGGATTTAGAAAATGACTAATGGTGGAGCATTGATCAGTTATGAGATAAAAGATGATGAAAAAGTAAAGGCTTTACTAAAGAAGGCAGGGGAAAAAGCTAAAAATCTTAGAATCCCTTTAAAACAATGTGGAATATTGATGCTTGCCTCTATTGATAAAAATTTTAGAGAGGAAGGTAGGCCTACCAAATGGGCTCCACTTTCACCGATGACCATAGCTATGAGAAGGAAAGAGGGTAAGGGAGCAAAGATATTACAGGATACCGGGATAGGAAAAGGCTCTATTGTTTATGAAGTCGTATCTGATCAGGAAGTCCAAATAGGAACTAGACTTGATTATATGAGGATACACCAAGAAGGTGGCTCTATTAAAATACCGGCAAGAGATATTTTTCCGGTAAAAGCGAGGGCTCTACACTGGGTTGATCCTGACACTGGGGAAGATGTTTTTGCTATGCACGTTCACCAGAAGGCAAGGACTGCAAAAATACCCCAGCGTAAATTTCTACTCTTCCAGGAAGAGGATAAAACAAATATAGTCAGGATCTTCACCGAATATTTAGAGGAGATAACTAAAGAATGAAATTAGAGACTATCTGGAATAAGGTTAAAACAATTTTAGAAGAGGATGCTGTTTTAAAAATCTATATTAAAATCGTATATGCAGGGACACGCGATAATATCCCAACAAATAATTTCCCCTGTATTATCTTGGAACCTACCAATGCACCAGAAGAGGCGATAACCATGCCTCATAATACGGAGATAAATTTTACT